AAATGCAAAGCTGAAATAAAACGTCACGAAGGTGAAGTTCTAGAGATCTATGAAGATAGCTTAGGATATAAAACATTAGGCGTAGGCCATTTGTGTCAACCAGGTGACCCAGAATATGATTGGGAAGTGGGCACACCCGTAACTCAAGACGTAGTAGATCTATACTACGAAGATGACTTTAAAAAACATCTTGACGAAGCAATACACGTGTACGGTTCAGAAGAAGAGTTTTACAGTTTGCCCGAAGATATACAACACGTGTTGGTAAATATGTGTTTTAATCTAGGAGGCACTAGACTTTCTAACTTTAGAAATATGTTAGATGCCTGTAGAAAGCACGAATGGGAACGAATGGCTGCTGAAATGGAAGACAGCAGATGGTTTAAACAAGTAGGAAGAAGGAGTCTAGAACTACAAGCGTTAGTTCGTAATACTGTATAATGAAAGAATGGCATATTTTAAACTTATTACTTTTGGAGGCAAAGCACCTAGAGTATCTCCTAGGCTTTTAGCAGATAATCTTGCGCAAACTGCAACCGACGTAAATTTAGAGAGTGGACGTCTTGTACCTGTAAAAGACAATTCCACAGTAAACCCCTCTAGTGGGGTTTCTACGCTTGCCAACACTTCTAAACAAACTATATTTAAATACACTGACAGCCCAGAACGTTGGCTGCAGTTTGATGAAGATGTAGATGTCGTGCGGGGGCCCATAGCTGGAGATACGAACGACACGATATACTGGTCGGGGCAGTCTTTTCCTAGAATGGGCAGAAGTGATATTATCCTAGGCAGTGCACCCTACCCTGACGCTTTTTATAGACTGGGCATACCAGCACCAACAGCTGCTCCCACAGTAGCAGTTGCAGCACCAACACAAATTAATGCAACCATAACAACCACTAGTGGCTCTGGTGTTATAACGGTGACTACTGCAAGTGTTCATGGTGCAGCAGTGGGTGATATTATGACACTTGCTAGCTTTGGTGCTACTAATGGCTTAACAGCTGATGAGATTAATGGGGACTTTAAGATTGTTTCTGTACCTAGCACTACAACACTTACAGTTGCAACTAGTGGATCTGCTACAAGTTCAAGCACATCTGGTTCAGTTAGCAACGGAGCATCTTTTAATGGCCCGTCTGATGCTGATTTAGATTTCGAAACATCATATGTTTATACTTTTGTGTCTGCTTACGGCGAAGAAGGCCCACCTTCTGCTGCTTCTACTGTGGTAACTACTGATGATAACCAAAATGTTAATCTTAGTAACTTACAAACTAGTCATTCAAACTCAAATATTAATTTACTTAAAAAACGTATATACAGATCTAACACGGGTTCAAATACCACGCAGTTTCAGTTCGTGGCAGAACTCGCATTGTCAGCTACAACATACACGGACACTTCTAAAAACAGTGAGTTAGCTGAGGTTATACCCTCTACTACATGGATTGCACCGCCAGATGATGATACTTCTCTATACCCAGACGGGCCCATGAAGGGTTTATGTGCGTTGCCAGGTGGAATATTTGCTGGTTTTACTGGTAAACGTATATGTTTTAGTGAGCCTTTCTTGCCTCACGCTTGGCCCGCAGACTATAGACTTGCTATAGAAGAAGAAATAGTTGGTATGAAAGTAGTATCAAATGGTGTTTTAGTTACAACAAAAAGCGTGCCGTACCTAGTCACAGGATCTGGGCCCGACACGATGACAGCAATACGTATTGAAAGCTCACAAGCTAATTTAAACAAAAGATCAATAGTCGACATGGGTCCTTTCGTTATATATGCAAGTCCGGACGGATTGATCGCAGCAGAGGGCACAACTGTACGAAACTTAACAGAGGGCATTATCACACCTAGTCAATGGCAAGCTAACTATTACCCCGCAACAATCACTGGTTTTTTATGGGAACAAAGGTACGTAGGTTTTTATAGTACAGGCAGTGGCTATGGTGGGTTTATTTTTGATCCAAGAGTTGGTGATGGCACAAGTTTTGTAGATCTTGATGCAGGCGGACTTATACGTGGTGGGCACACAGACCCAGACGACAGCCAGTTATATTTAATTATAAGTAACACGATCAAAAAGTTTCAAGGCAGTGGTACTAACTTGACGTTTAATTGGAAATCAAAAGAGTATGTTATGCCAAAGCCCATTAGTATGGGTTTTGTAAAGGTAGAAGCAGAAGCGTATCCTGTACGGGTTAAGGTATATGGTGATGGTTCTGTTATTTATAACGCATCTATTGCAACGTCTGGTAGCACTTTTGCTGTTACTGGTACTACACCTAGTTTTAGCTCTACTTCTATACCCGAACCAATACTAAGACTACCAGCAAGTGTACATAAGACTTTTGCCGTAGAGGTAGAAGGTGCCACTATTGTCAACGAAATTTGCGTTGGAGAGTCTATAGATGAATTAAGGAACATCTAATGACCACTAAAGTACCTGCTTTAAAAAATATCCCACCCAAAGTAGACAGAGAATTAGCTGATACTCTTAACGCTATGAAAGAGGCCCAAGAGATTAGACTAGGTAGACTAGGTGACCCTTTAGATAGAGCTATAACACTACGAGAGTTAATAGACTCTGGTATGGCTAAACAACTTACTAACAAGCCTTTTAATCCTAACGGAACCACACCAGAATTTATACCTAACGACGATGCTATTGGAGATTTAACTATCCCACCTGCTCCTACGGGACTAGAAGCTTCTGGAGCTTTTACCGAAATAATTATTAATTGGAACACAGCACCCTACACTAACCATGCATACACAGAAGTTTGGCGTTCGAGAGATGATGAAGTAGGTACTGCTACTCTTATCACAACCACTAGCGCTTTTGTCACCACCGACCCCGTTGGTTATGATCAAACTTATTTTTATTGGGTACGGTTTGTAAGCACTAGTAATGTAAGAGGGCCCTTTAATCAAACAAACGGTACAAAAGCTGTAACGGTACAAAACGTAGCTGAAGTATTAACTCAATTAACTGAAACCCTAGCTGATCTACCTGGGTATTCTACGCTTACTGGTCTTATAGATGATGGTACTTTAGTCATAAGGGCTTCAAGTGCACCTAGCACTAGGACCGATGGTAGTTCTCTAAAGATAGATGATATATGGTTAGATACTGATGACGATCAACTTTACGTTAGAAACTCAAGTAACAACGCGTGGGTTAAAGCAAGAGATGGAACTATTAAAGCAGACATTGATACTTTAATAGCATCTTTAAATAGTTCTAACTCCCGTTCAGATTCAACTATATCTGCAGCTATAGCAGCGGAACGAGTGGTTAGGGTTACTGCAGAGGGAGCAAATACTACAAGCATTAACAATCTTACTAGCACAGTTAATGGTGTTTCATCCAGCGTTACTACAGTACAAAACGCAGTAACAAACGGTACTTCTTCCCAAGCTGGTTATGGTATCTCTGTAAATGCGGACGGGGCTATAGCTGGTATGTACATTATGGCCGATACTAGCAATAACCTGCAAAATAATACTTCCAGCACCAATATTATTTTTGAAGCAGACCAGTTTGCAATTAGATCTTCGAGTGCTAGCACTGTAAACGCCGATGGTGGTAGTGGTAATAAATATACGCCTTTTATAGTGCGTACGACTGCAGGAACTGTAAATGGTCTAGCTGTGCCAGCTGGTGTTTATATCAAAGATGGGTGGATACAAGAAGGATCTATAACCAATGCAAAAATAGCTGATGCAACTATTGAAAGCGCAAAAATAGTTAGTTTAGTCGCTAATAAAATTACTGCAGGTACTATGTCAGCAGATCGTATTAGTGGCGGAGTTATACAATCCACAGACTTATCCACAGGGGGTTCTTCAACCATCAATGGCGATAACATCACTACAGGCACAGTATCTGCTAACCGTATAGACACTGCTATCTTAAGAGCAACTGATGTTGGTTCGGGTGGTTCTACTACGATTGACGGTGGTCGAATAACAACAGGTACAATATCTGCTACTCGCATAGACACAGCTAACTTAACTTTGCCATCATCGGGAGCAGCAGAACAAACAATAGGTCCTTGGACACCATCAAATACTATGCAGTATAAGTATGTTACAAGCGTTGGATCGGGAGCTGGGTTTTATCATGGCTTTGTAAGACTTCAAGGGGTTACTAATCACATTAAAACAGTTAGTTTAGTTTATTTTGATTCAAGCACTTCCGCCATAATTTATAATAGTGGTACAACAGATAAGTTACCCGGACAGGTAGATAGATTTTTTTCAAGTTCTGATTCTGCAAATATCCCGCAAGCATTTGTATATACCGGAAGCAATACAGTAAATTTATTTATTCTTGCGCAAGCAGACTCCGCACCAGACACCTTAAAAGTAACAGCAAGATTCTATAAATACAGCACCTAATGGAGAATAGCAGTGAGTGAATGGACAATGCGCGATTACACTTATACATATGAGTTAGTATCGTATAAGACAGAACAAGTTGGTGATGTTACTGACATCGTGACAGAAGTAAATTTTAATGTTACGGCTACGGATACTTCTTCTAATACTACTACTTTTCCTTGGAGATTTGTCTTTTGTAAATATACAAGATCGGGAACTTGTCCGATGACCGGCAAAACCATAAATTATACGCCACTTGCAGATCTTACTGATGCAAATATTATTGGGTGGATTAAATCAGCTTTCGCATATCAAGACCGGGATATAATGCTAAATCACCATGCAGCACAGTTATTAGAAGGAAGAACCACTGATAATCCAGAACCATAGTTGCTACCACAACAGGAGAT